ATTGATAAATCATTTGCGATTAAAACATCGAAATAATTTTCAATCGTTCCAAACTGCTGAATGGTTAAGTCAATTAAATTTTGTCCGTCTTTTGTCGTTACTACACTCATTTTATTCTTACTGTATTTTCTGTTTCAACAATCAATTCATCATTATCAATCTCCACCTCTAATATATCGACCTTATAATTATCGCTTTCCAAATTAATTCTTATTTCGCGCTTCAGTTCAATTTCTTTTCCTGAAGATTTTTCATATTTCCCTATGCCTACACCAATTAATGGTTCATTATAATACTGCCCTTTCTCAGCCTCAAAAATATCTTTTATGTGATAAGCATCGCTTTCGGTAACTTTAAAGTCTCCGTTTTCGATTACTATATCATCATTATCAAATATTATGTCTTTTACCGGCTCCATTATTGCTTTATTTTCGTGTTTTCATAATTATTTTTATCAAAACTTGTTAATGTTCCTGGCGTATATACTCCGCCTACTCCTGCTAATCCAGTTTGAATTTTAACTAATTCAGCCTGAACTTCTGTTTTTAATAAATTTAATTTTGTCGTTAATTCATTTATTTTAACTAATCCATCCAAAGAACCTCCATTAAATTTAACTAAATCGGTGTCGATTAATAGTTTGTCAATTTCAGAGCATAAAGATATAAAACCTGCTTCATTATTCAAAAAATTTACCACAACTTTTGAGCCATCTTTTGGAATAGGAACAATTCCAAGTGCGCTGGTTGTTACAGACTGCAATCGTACATTCAATATTTCAGCTTCTCCATCAATAGGCTCAACATCGCAAATTCTATTTACTTCATCAACATTTGAAACCGTTCCAATCTTAGCATAGATTTCTTCGCTTTTAACAAATCTTTTAAAAAATTCTTTTATAGCATCGTTTATTGTCATTATATTTTTCTGTCTAAAGTGATACTTCTTGTATATCCAGCTTCAACGGTTATGCTTGCCATAACTTCTTTTACTAAGTATATTCCCTGTCGCTCTGGAAATCTATTGTCAATCAGCGTAACATTATCGCCATGCTTAACGTAAGGCTCTCCAAAGGTCGTAAATCCGCCATAATACCCTTCATAAACTAAATTTGGCAATTCCCTTTCTAATGCTGTCGTTAATTCTGCAATAGTAAAATCAATATAATTCAGCGTTCTTGTGCTTCCCTGCTCTTGAGTGGCTGAAACTTCAATCTGTCCAAGCGAATTATAAAAAGCATAAAGTTCTGTCTTTACAAGCGTGGTTGAATTTATAGAAACCCCTTTAACGACTATTTTGTTGTCAGTAATTTTACGATATTCAAGTGATGATTCAATGATATTACACTTGTCTCCGTTAAAATAAAATATGTGATTTGTTCCTGCGGTTGGTTCGTATGCCAATCCTATAATTAAAACCCCATTTCTTATAAAAGACGATAAGCCAAATTTTGATTTTAGAGTATCCAAAATCTCTGTTATCGAAGCATTACTTATCCTAAAATCTCCAATCTTCGCATCTATAACCGTAAACGGCAGAGTCAATCCTGTTAATGCCCATATTTGAGTTATCAACGATTTAAGAGTTAAATTTGTTCCTGAGAATTTCTTTACTGTCTTTTGCTTCAATAACCACATAGCATCCTGACAAGTAATAGTCATTATATTATCAGGAGTAACTGCTGAAACATAACCTAAAAATTCTGTGTTTAAATTAGGATACCATCCAGCTTGAACTACAACCTCGTCGCCATGACTTACTTCCAATATCACTTCTTGATTGTTTTTATAGAATTTATTAGGAAGCGTCAAAGTGCAATTATCAGCGAATGTCTGCCACGAGCTTATCGTTTCAAATCCTGCTACTGATTCAAAAATATTTGTACCTACTATTATATTACTGTCTACTCTATACATTTGCGACTACTATTTCAAGAGGTTTATCCTCAATCATTAAAAAACTAAATGCCTGTTCATTTCTTACTCCTTCAATTTGTGGCCATGATGGTTCTGTTAATACCACATTTTGAATACCAAATATTTGGTTTAAAAAATCAGACCTTACTTTTACAGCATCAGGGATTGATATTAATTCTTTTAAGTCTTTGACTTGTTGTAAAGGATAGTTATTATCAGGGTCAACTATTTTTCCTGTAACTCGCACCTCAAAATCTCCATCAGAAACCCATTGCTTGATCGTTCCATTTCTTCCTTGTAAAGCTGTTCTTACAATGTTTCTGGTCTGACTTACTTCCATTAATACCGTATCTATTGATATTTGCGGTTGTGGTATGATATTTCCTTCAACATCTATATATGTTGCCGCCGAATCGCCAATTGTTAATCTGTCATAAACAGGAGTATTTAAGTCGGAACGATACAATGCAACATCAGTCGTTCCGCCAGTTATATTTGCCCGTGCTATTCCAGTTTTAACAATGCTTACAACCTTTCCTTTCGCAAAAAACTTCAGGTTTCTTGGATTTGTAATCCTTTCCGCTGGTGCAATAACTCTTTTTATATCTCTATTTAGCGTCATCCTGCGATTATTTGTAAGTTATTCAATTCAGTCGTCAATGCTTGAAGGACTATTTTGCTTGAATCTGTCGCTCCTTGCTGAACTGTTTGACTGTTAATATTTAGTGTTTCTATTAGCTTATCGATGTTTATATTAAACACCTTAGGCGCCGCGCTTGTGATTTTTGTTACTCCTTTTGCAACATCTTTGGCTCCCCTTACTTCTAAACCTACTGTTTTTCCATCTCCAATAGAATCAAAATCGCTTTTTAATCCATCAAGAATCGCCTGTTGTTCATCAAGTAATTTATTGCTTTCTGTTAATCCTTCTTTATTTAAATGGGAAACCTGTTGATTCCATTCGCCAATTTGGTCTTTTGTCAAGCCTGTTTGTATTCCAAATTCATCAACAAAATTTAATAATTTTGTGGTAGTATTTAAAAATTTATTCTGTGTTTTAAGACTTTGTCCTTCGCTTTCTGTTCTTGCCTCGTCTGCTTTTTGTTGAAATTGAGCCACTGCTTTTTGTTGCCGAGCAATATCCTCTCTAACAAGCGCAATTCTTTCTTCTTGTAATTGTAATTTTATACGAGCGTCCAATGCCTGATTCGCCTTTGTCGTCTGCTCGTCAATTACTTTCATTATCTCAGCTTCATCAGTGATACCCCTTAAAAATGAAGGATGTATTTCTTGAGCCTGTTTAATCTTTTGTGTTCTTTCTTCAGTTGTTAAATTTGTATCTTTAATTTCCGCGGCAAGTCTATTGAAAGATGTCTTTTGGATTTTCAAATTTCTGCTTACAGGAACCTCTATCATTTTTTTAAATACATTTGGCACCTGCCCAAATAAATCAACGAACGCTTTGCCTTGACGCTCAGATAAATCTCCCAATACATTTTGAAACTGCTTAAATCCTCCTGTTCCTGCATTTGCCGCCGCCTCAGCACTTCCTCCGTATTGCTTTTCCAACTCAGTAAGAATAATTGCTTGCGCCTCCTGTAATCGTCCGCTTTTTTGGAGTATTTTAATTTGGTCTTTTTGCTCTTTTGTAAACTGGATTCCTGAACGACTTAATGCTCCCATATTTGCCGTCGGGTCGTTCAATGCTTTTCCAAGTTGTATAGATGTGCTTCTTAAACTTTCAGCACTTGCATCCGCACCAAATAACCTTGTGGTTACATCTAAAGCCGCTTGCTGTGTTCTGTCAAATTGTTCGCCAGTAATATTTGTAAATGTAAGAAGTTGAGATGTTACTCCTTGTAATATAGATTCATCTCCGAATAGTGTTTTGCTTTGTAAACTGCTGGCACTGGCTGTTAATTCATTAAGCGTTCTATTTACTGTCCCGCCTGTTGATTTTAACCCCTGTTCTACCTGTGCAATTGCCTGTTCTTGTTGGTTATAAGCATTTATTGATTTTCCTATCTGATTTATTATTTGCCGCCCTCCAAAAGCTATTCCAATGGCGCCTCCCACCCTCATAATGGTTTGTTGGAATTTAGCGGAACGCGATTCCATGCCAGCCATTCGCTTGCTGAATTTATCCTGTAATTCTATGACCCACGTTTCTCTTGCTGTCATTATTCCTTAAATTTAATTCCGTTTGCTCCTATACTTACTAAATATGTCGTTTCGCACATCATTTTGGCGCATTGTTCTACATTTAGCTTTCTCATATCTCTATTAAAATAAAAGCGAATTAAAGCACTCTGTTGAGCCATCCCTAATTCGCCTGGATTTTTTTCTGTAAATTTATATTGCTTTATTTTTTTTTTAATTCAGCATCATATAATTTAATTAATTTAGCAGCTTCAATAGCCAAAGAACCCATCGCGTTGGCATCATTCTTTATCTTATCAGGTAATGGTTCAACTACACAAGTGTCAAGAATGAACTTCCCTTGATGTAATACACTATAATTTCCCGAAGGTAGATTCGCCGCCGTTACTGCTCCGACATAATCTTCAAAGCCTGGCTTTCTTAATTTTACATCATATTTTTCAAAACCTTCTTTTCCGTCAGGGATTTTAATAGTGATAATATGATTTGTTAGTTTATCTTCCATAAATTATTTCTCCTATTGCTAAATCGTTGCTGGCTTTCAAGTCTGTATCGCCTTGACTTCCTGCTCTTTTATCAGTCGTAAATTCAACATTTGTCAATCTGTCAGCCGTTGGATTTTGTGGATTTCCATAATATACAACCATACTGAAAGGTGCCAATTCTGTTAAATCGTTATTTGGCGCGGCGGCTCTTAATGCCTCAATGTCATTCATACTCATTTCAATATCTCCGCTGTATTCTTTTGCGCCTCGACCTCTACTTACAGGCTTATTTCCTGTTCCATAATTATTGGCTTTCTCCTGTGATGTTTCGTAATTAATTGATGAAACACCCGCCAATGGAGCGCCAAGAATATTCACAATTATCTGCGTATAATCATACGCTTGTCCGTTTATTAATGCTATTGCCATTATTATTTAATTTTAGTTGCGAAACCTATATTATTTTCAATTTCCCTTGCCACACCAACTGGAACTATCTTAATTCCGATAGTCACTTTGCTGTCTTGTAGGACGTTTTGGTCTGGGTCAATTGTTACTTCGAATCCGCTTATCTCGCCATTTGCCTCCATTACCTCGAGTGGTTCTTCGGCAAGTGATTTGAAATATTCGATAGTGTCCCCACTTAATTTTCCTGTATCTGAATCAACATATAAAGGTGAGCTTAATGCAGGTAATTCATTTGTGCGAATATTCCTAACCGCCTTATCCATAGTCCTGTTATTTTCCAAAGTTGCAAAATCATTGCTTACAACAATCGCCGTCCATGAATCATTAAAAAATGTACCGTCAAAACCAATGTCTTTTTCGATAAATATATAATGCTTATCTTCATCTAAAGTATTTAGCAATGATTCGCTCTGTGCAAGAAATAAATCTCCGTTTGCGAAAGCGGCTACATCTAAAACGTCCCCTTCATTGATATTATATTGTCCTTTCCATGCGATATTCTCATGAACTTTTGCGGAACTCAGCACACCTAAACAAGCGCCTAAACATGATATTGAAAAACCGCTTAATACGGGCAGATTGACAAATATTTCTCTCCAATATGAAGTATCATAAGGAGCATTACCAGTTGATGCTTGTTTACAACCATAAACCTTACTTGCCCATATTACTTTGTCTCCAGGATTGTATTTTTTAGTATTTACATAAGCAAGCTGGTGATAATTACCGTCTTCTCCGATTATTGTGGCGACTTGTGGCTTGCTTAAATTAGCCAAATTGGCCGTCGTCGATAATGTTGCACCGCTATAATCAGCATGGTATAACATTTCCAATGGTTTATGCTGTCCTTTTAATGTCGTTATGACTGACTGAATACTGGTAATATGTGAACTTACAAAACTTTCGTGGCTTAAAAATACAGCTCCTTGGCGAATTATTCCTCCGCTGTAATCCTGTACAGTTTGAACTTCCGCACCATCAAATGTTCCTTGTGCATAAATGCCTGTGTAAAGAACTCCTTTTGGATTCATCCTAAAAAATTCGCTGATATGATAGTGCATTACTGCAAAATAACTACCAACACCGCTTGAAAATTGAGTATCTGTTACCGTTCCTGTAGCATCGTTTGCTCCCGCTACTATTGAACCGCCATTTATTCCTACTCCCATTTTTGTAGGTGCCGCCAAAGCTACATTTCCTGTTGACCCACTCGCCACAAATCCATGTAAATATGTCAAGGCATTAATTGCCGCTCGTAATCCCGTGGCTACATCTCCAACCGCATCGCCTGTAACTTCTGTATAAGTGCCAATTATAGCACCATCAACAGTAATTGTCCAAACAGAATCAGCTCCACCCACTAAGGTTATAAGAACATTTCCGCCAGTTGGTACAGTTTCGTCTGAATGAGTGTCTACAATACCAAGATTTTCAGCGTCTTTTAACGAATAAAGTATTTTTATTCTATCATCAGCGGCAAATCCGCTTGGTAAAGTATCTGTGTAAAAAAGAAACATCGACAAGTGGTCTTGTCCCGGTAATGGGCGTCCAAGTCCTTCCTGAGCAATGTTGAAAACTATCTTATTTCCCATAATTTATTAATTTAATTCCATTACTTTTTTTGAAAGTTTCTCCAAACCTGTATTATTCGCATATTTGACTTTATTTTTGTCAAGTATTGCTCTTAATTCTTCTGCTGTGTATTCTTTTTCTTCGCTGTCAATCGTTAATTTTGCAGTTTCCACATCAGGTTTTTCTTCTTCTCCTCCTATAATATCCCCGTTTCTTAAAATTGTAAAAACTTTACCTTTATTTGCTCGTGCATTTTCATAAGCATCGTTTTCATATAATTCTGAGAATAAATTTCCATCAGAACAAGCAAAAACTTTTTCTGCATTCTGATTAGTTTTAAAATAAAACTCAGCATTTTTTTTAATGTCTGTTATTTCCATCTTATTTTTTTTATGGTTAAAAATATGCCCCGATACTACTCGAGGCATTATATTTTATACATTCTGCACTAAGGTTACAACTCCTGTTCCGTCATCTCTTAATGCATCTGCGGCAAAAAGAACCAACGCTGAAAATATGTCTCCATAATATTCTGGCTTTGCTTCGTCTCCAAATACCGTAACAGCCCCGAGTGCCTTAGCAACTCTGCTCTCATGCCAGCAAATTGCTCCATGATTATCAGTTGCCACTACTGCGGCATTGACTGCTTTTAAAACTGGTACCGTTGCATTGGTATATAATGTAACAAAGCTTCTGAGCATTATGTTGATTCCATGAATACGATTAACAACACCATCAGGCAAGTTCCCTTTATTCATGTATTGAGAATTTAACAACTCAGCATTGTCGTTCAACATGCTCCAATACATATCAGAAGGCATCAACATATATCTTCCTTCCATTGGCATTTCGTCTTTGTCCAATTTCTTGGCACAATTTGCAATATCTTCAATGGCAACGGCGTTTCTGTTTCCAGTCGCTCCTGTTGGCATAATACCAGCGGTCGCTGTTCCTGTCGTTTCAACTATCTGCCCTGACGCTGTAACCAAACCAGCTCCTGCCCAAGCATTCGCCGTTTCTTTTCCAAGTCTATTGTCAATTTTTTCGATATGTTGCTTTAATACACTTTGCCTTTTTTCATAAACAACCTGAATCTCTTCAGTATTACCTATCAAAATAGGGTCGGTAGTATATTCGCCCAAATCATACGTCCTATCAGTATCAGTTCTTTGCCCGATTGTTGCTAGAAGGACTGTTCTGTTCTTTTGTACCGCTGGAATAGTACCTGCTTGCGGAACATGGACAGTTTTGTTTTTCACGAACATATCGTG